GCTCGGCTAACTTGGCGACGATTGCCTCGACCGTTTCGACGGTTACGGTGACCATCAACCGTCCGCATCTTCAAGGTCAGATCACTTAATAATGGTCGAAGCCGTATTAGATGTTGTTGGAAACACAGACCCCAGCGTAATGCTGGGGAATGTGAAACTGTCTTGCGAAAGGCAGTTACCGTGGTTCGATTTCAATGCGGAACCGAACTGCGACAGCATTTGCATCGTTGGCGGTGCGCCGAGTCTAAATGAGTCGGTGCACCAGCTGATGATTCGGCATCAAAACGGTTCTAAAATCTGGTCTGTCAACGGATCCTATGACTGGCTGCTTGCCCGCGGCATCGTTCCGGATGGGCATGTCATGCTGGATGCCAGGCCGAAGAATGTGCGGTTTCTAAAGAATCCCAAGCTGGAGACTCAGTTTTACATTGCTAGCCAGTGTGATCCCTGCATATTTGACGCGTTGGAAGGCTTTAACGTCGATTTGGTGCACGTACAAACCGAAGGGGTCTACGAGTATCTAGAGAACGAGCGCGAGCGCCCTGTGCACCTTATGGGCGGCTTTACGACGGTCGGCATGCTGGCGATGATTCTGGCCAAGCTCAAAGGCTATCGGCAGATTTATCTGTTTGGCATGGATTCCAGCTATTCCGATGGCGAGCACCACGTTTATAAGCAAGAATCAAACGACGGTGAGAACGTAATAACTGCGACTATCCACGAAACAAAATATAAAGCGGCGCCGTGGATGTGCCAGCAGGTGCGGGACTTTCAAAACCTTGCCCGCGAGTTTGCACAGGAAGATGTCGTAATTGAGGTCTGCGGTCCCGGTTTATTGCACGCAATGGCGAAAGCCATGTCTTATCCACTAACTCAAAGGATTTAAAATGGCTATTCCTTCACGCGTTTTGGCGTCTGGCAATTCCGGCCTTGCGACTACCAGCATCTGCGGCGATGGCGCCACCGGCCTTGTGGCTGTAGGCTCTACAATCGCGGATGCGCTGCAACTGTCGGCAGTCTGGAACACGATCACCACCAGCTCAGCATCAACCGGCGTTATTCTGCCGCCGACCGAAGTGGGCGCCATGGTTGGCATCCGCAACGATTCCGGCCAAACGGTTACCATTTATTCGAAATCCGGTTCGACGATCAACGCGGCAGCGTCAACATTAACGGTTGCAACGGCTAAAACCGTCATCCTGTTTGCCACTAGCGCAACGACTTGGGCATCTGTTCTGACTGCGTAATGACAATTCCCTCACGGGTTTTGGGAGCTGGCGCTTCGTCATTGATGACCGTTGCCATTTGTGGTGACGGTGTTGATGGGTTGACCGCGGTGGGCTCGACAAGAGCGAATGCGTTGCAATTGACGAAGATTTACAACTCTATTGATACCGCGGCTTCAGGCACTGGCGTATTGTTGCCTCCTACACAAATGGGGGAAACGATATTTATTGCCAATTCCGGCGCGCAAACTGTGAAAGTTTACCCATACGAATCGGCAACAACAATAAATCAAACAACGTCTGCGTCAATTGCTAAAGACCATACCAGTATATTTTTTGCGGTAACAAATGCAATGTGGTACAGCATAAACGGCACTAAAACTTAATCCCCACAGGAGAACACAAAATGGCTTTAGATAGCGATATTAACAATGCCGATTCACACTTGCATGTTGAGTTTTATACCAACAATCAAAAACCTTATCAGGATCGTCCTACGCCGTTTGTGCGAATTGTTGTGCCAGGCGATAAAACTAACATTGTTGATCAACCTGTCAGAGAAGATCATAAAGAACGGTTTCCGCGTCAATGGCTGTATTTCCAAATGCAACAAGGCGATGGTCCGGTAATCGGAACGATGCTGGAGCAATGGAACAAAGACGATGACGAAGGATTTAACGCACATCAAATGGCCGAACTCCAAATCCTCAAATTCCAGACCGTGGAGCAAGTAGCAACAGCATCCGACAGCCAACTGCAACGGATCGGCATGGGTGGTGCTGGATTGAGAGAACGAGCCCGCGCCTATCTGACAAGGAAAAACCAATCCGCGAATACCACCGAACTGGAAACCACGCGCCGCGAGCTGAACGAGCTCAAAGAACAGATGGCGATGCTGATGGAAACTAGAAAACCCGGCAGGCCGCGCAAAGAGGCGTAAATATGAGCAGCACAATGCTCCAGTTATTGCAGCAAGTCACAAACGAACTAGGTGTCTCGGCGCCGGTGTATGTCGCTGGCAATACCAATCAAGATGTAACGCAAATTCTTGCGCTAATGAACGCGACGGGCTACGAGCTGCTGCGTCGGCACAACTGGCGCGCGATGACTAAGCAAAAGGCTTTTTATACTGAATACCTGACCACAACCGGCAACTGGACTACGGCAGCCAGGACGATTACCGGCATCCCGTCAACAACTGGACTAGACACAACTTACCAAGTGCAGGGGTCTGGGATTAACCAGAACACGTTTATATCGTCTGTTGACAGCGAAACGCAGGTCACTGTCGATCAAGACTTTGCCGCGGCAGGCGGCACTGCTGCAACGGCTTATTTCCAAAAAATGAAGTATGACCTGCCGAGCGACTACGAAGCTCTCGTGCCGCGCAGCATGTGGGACAAATCAAAGCATTGGGAAATGCTTGGACCTGAAGACGCCCAGCAGTGGGAATGGTTGCTTTCTGGCTACATCAGCACCGGACCGCGGATACGTTGGCGTTTGTTAGGATCTTACTTTCAAATCTGGCCAGGCACCTCGGCGGCCGAGTATCTTGGATATGAGTATCGGTCTAACGGCTGGGCTAATTCTGCTGCCGGGGCTATAAAAACAAGTTTTACGGTCGACACTGATACGACGATTTATCCTGACCGGCTGATAGTGCTGTCGACAAAGTTAAAATACTTCGAAGCAAAGGGTTTTGACACTACGGCGATGTATCGCAATTACATGTATGAGCTTGAAGCGGCGATGGCGCTGGATATGTCGGCTGCCAATCTGAGTTTTGCACCGCGGCCTGGCACTGTTTTGATTGGCTACGACAATATTCCTGATTCTGGTTATGGTCCAAATTAACCAACTGGTGCAAGGCAATGCGGCGCGGGTAGCATCTCTCCCGGCGCCAGTTGGTGGCTGGAATGCAAGAGATTCCATTGCAAACATGGAACCGATTGACGCTTATCAATTAACAAATTTTTTCCCGTCTGTAAATAATGTTGTTCTGCGCGGAGGTTTTGATAACTGGGCAACTGGCATAACTGGGCAAGTGCAGACGTTAGTTAATTACTCAACAGGTACTACTGATAAACTTTTTGCTTGGGCTGTAGGATCTATTTTTGATGTAACAGCGCAAGGTGCTGTTGGCGCGGCAGTGGTGACTGGTTTAACTAATGCAAAATGGGAACACATCAATGTCACCACTGCTGCGGGCAGTTATCTCTATTGCGTAAACGGTGTAGATGCTCCATTGCTATACGATAATTCTACGTGGGCAAGCATTACCGGCATTTCAACAATTGCAATCACCGGCGTTACAACCACGACGTTGAGCAATATCTCGCTGTTTAAAAACCGCGTCTGGTTTATCCAGAAAGACACGCTTAAGGCATGGTATCTGCCGACTGGTGCTGTAGGCGGCGCGGCGCAGGTTCTGGACATGAGCCAGATAGCCAAATACGGCGGCACACTAGTTGATCTGGATACCTGGACGCTAGATGCTGGTTACGGCGCCGACGATAACTTGGTATTTGTGACGAGCAACGGCGAGGTCATAGTTTGGCGCGGCACTGATCCGGCAAGCGATGCTACGTGGGCATTGGCCGGTGTCTGGAAACTTGGTTCTCCTGTAGGCAGTCGGTGCATGATGAAATATTCCGGCGACCTATTGATAATTACTTTAGACGGATTACTGCCGTTAGCATCGGCGTTGCAGAGCTCGCGGCTTGATCCTCGCGTAGCATTGTCTAACAAAATACAAGGTGCAATTACTGCGGCAACGACAAGTTACGGTGCTAATTTTGGATGGGAAGTATTGTATTCTTCAAAAAATAACGCATTATGGATTAATGTTCCAATTGCCGAAGGACAGCAACAACAGTATGTAATGAACAACATTACCAAAAGCTGGTGCAACTTTACCGGCTGGAATGCAAACTGCTGGGAAACTTTTAATGACGATCCGTATTTCGGTGGTAATGGAGTGGTTTGTAAAGCGTGGGATGATGGATATATTGATGGCACATCAAATATATCTGCAAACGCATTTCAAGCGTTTAATTATTTTGAAAGTCGCGGCGTAAAAAAATATTTTACTCGCGCTCGGCCAAGCATTTTTACAAATGGCGCGCCTGCAATATTAGTGGGAATGAATGTAGATTTCGATACTCAAGATACTGCGGCATCAATATCTATAGCAAGTTCATCTTACGGGCGTTGGGATGTTGGCACTTGGGATTCTGCTATTTGGGGAGCTAGTTTAGAAATTACAAATAATTGGCAAGGCATTACCGGGATTGGTTACTGCGGATCTATTCAACTTAAAAGCGCCAGCAGCGGGCTGCAAATTGAGTGGGCATCTACTGACGTTGTATATCAGACCGGATGGGCAGGAATATAGTATCAGGGCCAGATGTTGGCCACTGGGTTGCAAAACGTGTTGACGGTGGCTTTTTTGAGGGCAGGGCAACGGCAATAGGATTAAAACGAAATGATGAGATTATCGCAGGCGTCATTTACGAAAATTGGAATCATCAATCTATCTGGTGTCACATTGCAATTGAAGGGCAATTAACTCCATCATATTTAGCGGCAATATTTGATTATCCATACAACATCTGCCAAGTCGAAAAGATTATCGTTCCGGTCAACAGCAACAATGAACAAAGCGCAAAAGTGGTAACCAACATGGGATTTACAGAAGAAAGCAAAATCAAAGAAGGTTGCCCAGCGGGGGACATTGTTTTTTACACGCTGCGCCGCGATGATTGCCGGTTTTTAAATGAACGCTACAGCAAAAGGATTAATCATGGGTAAGTCCTCTCCGTCACCACCACCAGCGCCAGATTATGCAGGTGCTGCTGCAGCACAAGGCGCAGCAAACGTTGAAACTGCCCGGTTGCAGGGACGCATAAACAATCCGAATATCATCGGTCCTCTTGGCGGGCAGACTGTTACTTTTAACGCAAACGACCAACCGACTGTAACCCAAACATTGACGCCTGCTTCGCAGGCCACGCTGGACGCACAACAGCGCGTACAAAGATCATTAGCGGGGCTTGGCGAGCAGGGTATTGGAACCGCTCAAACTGTTTTGCGAAAAGCATTTAATCCAAACCTTCCTGGGTTGCAAACTAATGTCGGCGATGCTGGACAAATTCCGCAAACGCCAAATTTAAGCAGCTATGGTCAGGCTAGTGGAAATCTTGGTAATGATAATTTTCAAAATCCAGAAGTTACAGCTAGGTTTGCTGCGCTCAGAGCTGCTGGAATGGGGCCACAACCATCTAACCAGCCAAGTGGAAACTCAGGGCAACCTCCTACGGCGCCAGAATTGAGCGTTTATGGCATGGCCGGTGCTGGCCCACAAGCTGGTCAATATGGTTATGCTCAGGGCGGTCTGAATACCAGTAATGTGGCAGCAATGCCTGTTAATGCGGGCATGACGGGCCAGCAAGCAATTATGAATCGGCTGGCGCCGCAACTTGAAAATTCGGATGCCGCTACCCGACAGCGTTTGATTAATCAAGGTCTGGTGCCGGGTGGCGAAGCCTACGAAAACGCAATGATTAGTCAAAACCAGCAAAAGAACGATCTGCTTTCGCAGGCGGCGTTGCAAGGTATTGGCTTAGATGCTGCGGCAAACGCGCAGGGCTTTGGCCAGGCGGTGCAAGCTAATCAAATTGGTAATCAAGCGATTGGCCAAAACTTTGGTCAAGGCCAAACCGCAAATGCCGCGCAAAATGCAGCTATTGGTCAAAATCAACAGGCCGCGCTAGCACAATATCAAGCACAACTCGGTGGCCAGCAGCAAGGTTTTGGTCAAAATGTCACGCAACGGCAGCTTGGCAACCAGGCTATTAGTCAAAACCAACAAGCAGCATTGCAACAACAACAAGCTGCTTTAGCCGCGCAAAATCAACAATACAACCAGCTTTTGCAGCGCGGTCAATTTGGCAATACCGCACAGCAACAAAGCCTGCAACAACAGCTCGCGCTGCGGAATCAACCGCTAAACGAGATCGCTGGCTTAATGAGTGGCTCGCAGATCCAGATGCCGCAGTTTCAAGGCTATCAAGGAGCGAACGTGGCGGGGACGCCGATCATGCAGGGCGCTATGGCGCAGGGGCAGGCTGCAATGGATCAGTACGGTATCCAGTCGGCAAATGCGAATGCTCAGAATGCGGGGCTTTACGGGATGCTTGGTACTGCCGGCGGGTTGGCTGGAATGAAGTATTTTTCCGACCGTCGTTTAAAGTCTAATATTGATCGAATTGGAACGCACCCGCTTGGAATTGGAGTTTACGAATACAACATTTTTGACCGCAGGGAGCGCGGATTGATGGCTGATGAAGTTGAAGCCGTAATGCCGGAGGCTGTAATGCTGCATCCAAGTGGATACAAAATGGTTGATTATGGGATGCTGACATGAATTCAACCTACAATTTTAATCCTGAAGAAAAACGTATGCAGCTCGCCGCGTTGCTGCAAGATCCGACGCAACCTTACAAAAGGTATAACGGACCGATGGGTGCGCCCAAATCAGGCGGTGGCGGCATGAACGACATTATGAAAATGATGATGCAAAATCGTGGTGCGCCGGTTGTTGATAAATCAACGCAATACGACCCAAATTCACAAAATTTCACACCGTCTTAGAGGCTCCAAATGGCCGAAAACAAACTATACAACTTTAACCTGCCCAGTCCTTACCAAGCAGAGTTAGCTAAGATTGCTGACCAGCAGCGCATGGCAGAGATGCTCCAAGCGCAGTCACAAGCGCCTACAGAGCGTTACAGCTATAAAGGCATAGAGGCGCGCACACCATTTACTGCGGGGCTGGCAAAGGCTTTACAGGGCTTTGGTGGGGCATACTTTCAAGGGCGGGCAAGGGAACAGGAAAAGTCTCTTGGCGAAAGGTACAAAACAGAATCTTCGGATATATTGCGGAAAGCGTTTGAGGCTGGGGCGGGGACTCCTGCGGTTGCAGGTAGAGATATTCCAGAATCAAGTTTTGTCCCTAGTGGATCTGATCTTACCGATCTTGTGCCTCCGACAAGGGTTCCAGAAGGACAGCCCGGTGAAGGGAATATTGTACAACCGGCATATACAATACCTGGTCGTGCGGCAGTAGCGCCGAATCAGCAGGAAATGGCTCGGCTGTTGATGACAAGCCCGAATCCGGCGCATGAGGCTTTTGGGTTGCAGCAAATGCAAAAAAACGCCCAAATGCAAGCATTTATAAATGCAGGAAATGCAAGTAATGCGCCGAGCGCTGCTCCTGTAGCCCCGTCAGGCGGGGCAATGCTAACTGGCGGTGCGCCTGATGCTGCGCCCGGCAATCCTCCGATGGCCGCAGCCATGATCAGATTCGGCGGCCCTGCCGGTGGTCAACCTATGGCTGTTTGGATGCAATTAGACCCGTCAGGTGCAAAATATACAGAACAACTGGCAAAAGATTTTACAGACCAAAACAAACCAACCGACAAGATTATGGAATTGCGCGCTGCCGGAGTTAAAGAAGGATCAGACGCTTGGAACTTTGCACTAACTGATACAGCAACACAGGGCGGCATCTGGAGGCGTGGTGCTGACGGTGCGCTTTCTTTGGCCCCCGGATATGCTGCCGGACAAGGCGCTGTAACTGGGGCAACTGAAGGAGCAAAAGCTCAATTTGATTTTATTGATGTTCCAATAACACAGCCAGATGGAACTACAATTATTAAAAAAATGAGCAAAGCGGAAGCCGCAAGAATTATGGGCGGCGGCGCGCCTCAACAGCCCGGTGCGTTAAATCTAACGGCTCCAAACGACGCAACGGCAATCCAAACTGGTCGGAGACTTGATCAAAGCGGCCAGCTTTTTAATATCACTGTGCCGAAAGCTGGTGCCACTTCCGGTTTTGGTGTTTCAAATCCGGTGCAACAAGAAGCGCAAAAAGCTGCTGCCACTGGATCAGTGAAAGCAATTACAGACAAACTAGAAAGTTCATTTGTAACCGCGCAATCCTCTGAAGAACGTATGAGGCAAGTTCAAGAGATTAGGCCGATCCTTGATTTGCCTTTGATTACTGGTCCAGGCGCAACTGGACAAATGTTTTTATCGCAAGTGGCCAATAAAATGTATGGCGTTGAAAACGAAGAAACTTTGGCAAATACTCGTCAATTAATTACTGGTTTGTCTGAATTAAGTTTGTCATCGCGTGGCGCATTAAAAGGGCAGGGAACCATAACTGAGGGAGAAGGCGCACTGTTAATTAAAGCCAAATCAGCGCCAGAGTCTTTGACTGTGCCAGAATACAAACGGTTGTTTACCTTGTTTGAAAAGCAAGATAAACGGGCAATAGAACAACACGAAGATATTAGAAAACGTGCAGAAAAAGCCGGTATTCCAAACATTGATTTTTGGCGCGTTGATGCGCCTACCTCAAAAACAGGACAACAATTAAAATTGTCACCACCGGCTCAAGCTGCGCTCGATAGAGCAACGGGAGAAAAACCATAATGGCTGAAACCCCAATTGTTGCAGCACCTTCAATTAGGAATATTGAACGGGCTATCGAAATAGAAGCAGCAAAACCTGAACCTAATTTAAGCGTAATAAAAGAACTATACGAAACATCTAGAATTATATTGCAGCAATCAGGCGGCCCAATGCGGGCGCCTACAACGCAGGAATTGGTAAGCCAAGAAGTTGGAAAAGAATCAAAATTTAAACAGGCGGTGTTGGGCGCCTCAACATCACCTGTAAGAATGATGCAAGGACTTGGTAATTTGCCATCTCCAACCATGGGACCATCACCAATACCCACGGGGCGTTATAGCGCACCTACTTTGCCTCCAAGCCAAGGAGGAACGCCACAAGAAATAGAAGATGTAAAAATGATTCGCAACGCAACTCCAATGAGTTCGTTGGGTGGTATTTTAGGTGATATTGGTTCTTATGCCGTATTGCCAACTCGCGGTATTAGCATGGCAACCGGCGGCAGAGGCATGATACGTCGCCCTGCTCAGATGGCAGATGTATCTGCGACAAGCGCAGCAACGCAGGCGCTGACATCACCGGAGGATAGGTTACAAGCAGCGACGTATGGAGCTCTTGCCGGTATCATGCCGGGGGTTGGTGCGGTTAGCCAGAGAGCATTACCGCAGGGAATGGGTGGAGTTAGAGCTCCTCAAGTTCAAGGCGAGGTATTGTTACGTGAATTTGGCAATGATTCGGATGCACTTATAAAAGCATTAAAAGGCGAATATTCTCCGGTGCCAGGCGTAAGCGGAAGTGCCGCAGTAATTACAAAAGACCCACGTTTGCAAACGTTGGAAACCGGGTCAAGGACCGGGCAAGGGCAGATGTGGATGCCTTTTGACGCTTTAAACGAAACAGCTAGATACAATGCTTTAATCAAAGCCGCTGGAACAGCGACAGAACGAAAAGCGTTAGAAATTGAGCGAGATCGCGTTACCGGACCAATGCGAGAAGGTGCATTCAGAGATGCCGTTACCAATCCCGATACATCTTTCGTATCGCCATTGAGTGACAAAATGATGAAAACACTTAATGATTTAAAAACTGGAGAACAAAGAGCAAATCCTAATATTCAAAAACTTGTCCCTTATTTAGAAGAACAACTATTCAATCCGCAAGGAACAACACCGCAACAACTTTACACAATTCGTAAAGTTCTTACCGGACAGATTAAATCTGGCGCTAATGATGAAATTGGAGCGGCGGCAGCAGTTACTCGGACAAAAACTAAGAATGTAGTTTCACAAATTGATGAAATTTTGAATTCTTTATCCGGCGGAAAATGGTCTGATTATTTAGAAAAATATAAAGATTTAAGCAAAGAAGTTTCAAGCAAAAACGCTTTGCAAAATGCCATAGATGATATGACAGTAAACTTGGCGCAAGGCCGAGTTCCACTATCTTTAAGTGGTAAAACTGGCGAACAAACATTAAGCAGAGCAGTAAATAAATATGCTCTTAAAGATTTTGGTGCTAAAACTATAGATCAATTAACACCAGAAAATAGAGCTTTGATTGAAGCATTGAAAGACGATTTATACAGAACAGCCAGCGCAATGAATGCAAGGGCAACTGGCGGCCCAGGAACAGCTCAATATCAAGCCTCTAACAAATATCAACAAGGTTTAGCTAGTCAATTAATGAAAACTGGTGCTGGTGCAATAGCGGGCGGTCCTGTTGGTGGTATTGCCGCAAATGTTGCTGGTGATTTAGTTAGTACAGCTTTGGCAAGATCAGGAGATGAAAGCGCCAAAATTCTTGCTAGACTATTGCAAGATCCTCGATACCTGGCTGCAATGCTGGAAAAAGCCAAAACATCACAAAAACAATTAAATGTAGCGGGACAATTGGGTGCGGGAGCTGCCGGCGGCGCTTCAGCAACTCAGCAGAATTTGCCTTTTTAAAATGAGGAATATTAAATGAGTTACAACGGCAGCGGCACATTTAACATCAACAGCACTGGGCAGCCAGTAGTTACCGGCACTGCTATTTCATCCACAGTGTTTAATGCATTTACAGCAGACATTGGTACTGGATTATCTACTGCTCTCACAAAAGACGGGCAAACTGTTGCGACCGCTCGGATACCTTTTGCAGCAGGCATCAACAGCAGCTTGGTTACAGACGCCACAAGCACAACGACCGGCTCAATCATCACCGCGGGCGGTGTAGGTGTTGCGAAAGCTCTGTTTGTTGGCACGACTGCTAATATTGCTGGCACTGCGACGTTGGCTGGAGTGACTGCGACTAGCTTAAGTTCGACAATTGGCTCTAACTTTGCTACCAGTAGCGGCAACGTGGGGATTGGGACTGCAACTCCGGCGTATAAATTAGATGTTTCCGGCACTCTTGGTGTAACAGGCGCAGTCACACTATCAACCGCTTTGCCTGTTGCGTCTGGCGGCACTGGTTTAACGTCTATCGCCCATACGGTTCAAGTTTTTACTTCTGGTTCTGGTACGTATACAACTCCTGCAAACGTAAAAG